TCATCTTATCATAACTACCGGCTGCTTTATCTCCTTCAATAATACTATCTCTAGCACCCATTCTGTTTACCTGTGATGGAGTAAGTATAGGTATCTTTAAATCTTTAGCTAATCCTTTAGTGGCAATAAATACATCATCTATCTCATGCTTTCTTTCGGTATTTCTACCTCTTGATGGTGCTTTTAAGTAATCTACATAATCGATAATGATTAAATCAGGTTTATGTTCGATATCTACACATTTCTGTACGTGAGCTTTAATAGTATTGACTGATGCTCCTTTAGGTGGGTATTCTTTTACGATTAACTTACCTTTTAGGTTATTAACATGTTTTTCTACATCTTTTCTATGCTTATTAACTTCATCTATACTATATCCAGTGAAGTAACAGTCAAATCTTTTACCTACGTAATCTTCTCCTAACTCTAAAGTATAAAAGTTTACTTTATATCCCATTTTAACTGCATGCGCAGCAATTGCAACCATAGTCCAAGATTTACCGCCACCAGGAGACCCAAACACAATTCCAAGATCACCGGGACCGAATCCGCCTTGTATACCATCGTTGAGAATAGGCCAAGGACTAGGAACAGTAGGACGGTAATCAACCCTATACCTAGTTTCAATATCTTTATTGTATTCATGTCCAATATTTTTATCCATTCCAGCTTTAATAGCTTTTTCTACTAAATTTCTAATACCGTCAAAATCTCCATCTTTAAGTAAATCAGCAGAATCTAATATAGCTGCTTTCATTTCTTGATTCTTACAGAATTTAGTAAATTCCTCTTGTACATACTCTAAATCATCTGTAGTAGCTTGATAAGAGTTTCTTAACTCCTCTTTTAATGCGACTTGTAGTACTTCGTTTTCTAACTTCTGTAGTTCTATTTTAAGAACGTCCATAGTTACAGTAGTATGGTACTTATCGTAGTAGTCGCATATCTGATTTATAATCCATTTGTGTGAATCTGCATCAAAATAACTATCCGATAGTACATCTCTTACGTTAAGTAAGAAACCTTTATCTGTAAGTAGTGAACCTAATACTTTTAACTGGAAACCTTTTCCAAACTGATGTAAACTCTTTAATGTCATCTATAACCTATTTTTTAAAAACCGTTAAACCCCTAAAATTCTCTAACCAGCCTTCTGTATTCTTAGTAACTCCTTCTATTTTATCATTATCTAATAAATGTAAGAAAGCTCCTGCTTGAAGATCTGGTATATCTTCTTTTACTATATCCAATATAGTATTTTTTTCGTTATCATCCAACACACTTTCGTGTAAATTCATTAACTTATAGTTAGTTTCAACTTTATCCCATTCGTGTATGATTTTAGAAAATATTTTTTTACCTTCTAAGTTATCTTCACATACTTGAAATACATAATCAAGTGTCATACTTGGTTTTGTAACAAGATCCGGAAATTGAGATACTATAGTTTTTATACCTAACCCTTTAACTCCTTTCAGACCATCAGAATTATCACCAAGTAATGCTTTAACTATATTATAGTTCTCTGGTATTACTTTTAGTTCATCTTCTATATTATCATTAGTAAATACTTTCTTTTTGACTGGTGCATATACTTCTATATTCTTATTTACCATCTGCAAGAAATCTTTATCTGAAGATATAATGGTGATTTTCTTATTGTTCTTATCTGCTTGTTGAGCTAAGTAAGCTATAATATCATCAGCTTCTAACTTCTCCATCATTATCTGCTGTAAAGGTAAACACTCTAAGTAATCCTTTGTTCTAAATAACTGACCTATTAATGCTTCAGTTTCTTCTGCTTTTGTATCGTACAGTCCCCAATGAGTAATTCTTGATGTAGCTCTATTAGCTTTATAATTAGGGTCTATATTTTTTCTATTAGCAGAACCACCTTTTCCATCCCATACCACTATAACCCTTGTAGGGTCAAATATCCTAGTTACAAACCCTAAAGATCGCAAAAAGCCAACTAGGCCTCCGATATGGTGGCCTGTTGGACTCATTGCTTTGAGCAGTGAGAAACTACGAATTAACATATTCATAGCATCTATGACCAAGATATGGTCATTTAGCTCTGGGGGTGGGGTCTGCTTTAAGTTATTTAGTATTTTTGAATAGCTCACTAGTCTAGTAGATTAGGTGAAATTGGAGTTTCTTCTAAGTCACCTTCTTCAATAAGATCAAAGTTTACTGAACCTATTAAGTTTAACCAGTGTTCTTTGTGTGCATCTTTGTACTTATCAATAGCTCGTTTATCATCTGGAATAAATCCATGAGGTGTCATTACTACTCTTCCTCTTGATTGTACTCCTCCAATATGATTCTTCTCTACTTGGACATTTGTTCTCTTTGCAAATTCTACTTGCATGCCATTCTTTATAGCTTTAATTTTAGAAGTACCGGGGTTAGTAATATTACCAAAAGTAACTACTAACGTAGCATCGTACCACATAGACATACCACCTTTATTCTGTAGCTTAGGTTGACCCATCGGCGATTCAGGTTTCATTGTCCATACTTTATTAATAGCAACTAAGGTATTAGTATAAGGAGAGTTTTCTTTCCTAGATAATAATATCTTTTGATTAAGGTTATTTCCAAATTGTGTAGACATTGCACCAGCATTCCATTCATTATTATTCTTATTAGAACGTACTGAAAGATCACAAGGTACTGATCCTATACTATCCCAGAAGAAACATAAATCATAAGGTAGATTACCTTTAGCTTGCTCATCCATTAAATCAGCTATATAAACAGCTACATCTTCAATAGTATTTAATAATCCTCTGTCTGCATATAAGAAATGACCTTCATAATCTGTAACGTTACCGTTAGCATCTTTTACTTCGTCAAACTGTAATCCCATTTCTTTAGCATGTTCCCAAGACCATTTCATCTCAGTTACTATAAAGACTGGGAGAATGCCCATTTTTTGAGCATTCACCGCAGCTTCTATCAGGGCAGTGGTTTTGCCCGTATCACTATGTCCTCTCAGAAGAGTGATATGTCCGGTGGGAATACCGGGGAGGGAAGTAATGTCCTGAAAAGCTTTAGATAAAGGTATCCATCCTTGTTCTTTAAACTTAACAGACGCATTAGAAAATCCTTTCTTACTCTTAAAATTGCTTAAATTAAACGACTTACGAACATTCGCAGTCGCCTTTGCCTGTACTTCTTTCTTTTTTGCCATGTTTACTCGTTAAATAGGTCATCAAATTTACTAACTGTGTCTTTGTTGCCAGCGGTAGCTGTTTCTAAAGTAAAGTTAGCCTTTTGAGGACTAGAGCTTTCTGGCTGTGTTGTAGGAGCAGATTTTTCTTCTTCTGCTGATCCAGGGTTAAGGTGATTCTGTAACTGTTTTTTGATATAGTCATAATCGTATTGAGTATGCACATCAGTAGGGTCTGGTTGAGTCTTAATCCATGTATCAACTGAATCATTATTGTCTGATAAAGCAGTTTGTTTAGGTTTAATTCTAACCGTAGTTTCAGGATAAGGGTTACCTTGTTGTTGTTCTACAACTAAATCCCATCCGTTTATAACATCTGTAATATCACCTATATCTTCATCAGCAATAAGAGCTAATAAAGCTTTATAGATAGTAATTCCAAATCCCCATAATCTAACACCTTTTTCTTCTTGTCCTCTTACCACTACTGGTGCAAAGATTCTAGTTTTAGGTGAGATTTTACCGGCTAAAGACCAATTGTCTCTATCAGAAGTTTTTCTTAGTTCTTTTACGAACTCTTCAATAGGGTCTTGTTTACCGAAATTTGATAAAGCAACCATAGGGTATTTTCCAATACCGTAGTGAAACTTTAGTTCTTTGAAAGGCATTGTAGGGTCATAAGCTGAAGGTACTAACCTTACAGTTTGTTTTCCTAACTCTGGTTTCCAAAAAATTGTTGAATAGTCAGTCTTTTCTCTTTGCTGACCGTTGTTGTTCAAGGCATCTAGCTTAGCCTTAATAGCATTTAAATCCATATAACTAATTTTAATTAATAACTTTATATTAATATAAGAAAAATAAAATTAACGAGCAACTATAGTTCGATAATTTTAAATAACTTTGTATTAATTCTTTTTAAATCTGGTCCTTTAGTTAGTAACACGCAGTTTCTAAAATCTGACCAATTAATTCTGTAAGAAGTATCTAGTACTCCTTCGTTCAACTCTTTAATAAGTGTATTAAGAGCATTTATAGTATATAGGGTGTTGGATTCTTTTTTTCTATGAACTAAAATAGTGTTCTCTAAAAATGTCCCCACATTCCCAAAATCAACATTATACGTACATATATACTCATTTAAACTTTTAGAGTATAAGACGAATATTTTGTTGTAAATAATTTTGTACCGTTCTTGAATATTTTCTAAAACTGGTTCTAATGTTTCTTCTGTAGCAAATGTACAGAATAATTTATTACTCATATCTTCATTTATTGTTATAGGGTCGATATCGTAATCAAACCTATTGCCTGCAACCATTACCATTTGTTATAAATATTAAATTGTTTCACAAACATAAATCTTTTGAGTATTTAAATTTGACTGGGTATTTTTTCCCAGATTCTAGTATATTTTGTAATTCTGTTAACGTGTCTTTTCCATCTTCTTTGCTAAAATCAAAAAGTAGAGAATCATAAGTGTATAATACTACCTTCGTCTTTTTATTTTGTAGATATCTTAGTACTTCTTTTAAGATAAGTATATTTCTTGAGGTTTCCAACGATTGCATAAGATAATTCATTAACTTTTGAGGATTCATATCTTTGAGTTCCTCTGTGAAAGGTTTATCTGATGTAGGGTTATTTACTTCACCTATAGCTTCATACTTGATCCACAAGGAGTTAATAAACTCTTGTATTTTTACAAATATATCTACGTCTTTATATTCTTCTGGTATTCTTCCGTATAAGGCATGAAAGTTTATTTGCTTTGCCTTACTGTATTCTTCGTCTCCAATAACAGATTTCTTAAAATACTTCTTTGCTAACTGCATATGAGCAGATTCATCAGTTAATTCATAACCTAATTGCTCACAAAGTAATCTAACATGGTATCCATCAAAGTCAAACTCTACAAAAAAGTCGTTTTGAGGTTTAAAACTCGATCTATGTTTATCGGTTTTAGGTATAGCTGCGTAGTTTACTGAGTTGAAAGCATTAGTAGGTCGAGAAGTAATGTTATATAGGTTGTAGTAACTATAAGTAATATCGTCTACTATATTATAATTAGGATCACGAGGAGTAAACATCTCTTCGAATTGTTCTTTATGTATTCCTATACCAGATTGCTCTAAGAGAAAGAATACATTGGTAGCAGTCTTGTTATAAAAGTCAAAACCACTAGGTATGCTATATTCTATTACATCTTTTACTTTATAGTATATTTCTTCACTTGCTTGATATAGTTTAGATATAGGTATAAGTTTATTAGTAATAATACTATCTTTAAATTTATTATAGAAAGTATTTATATACGAAAAATCTCTAGAATACTCTAATTTATCAAACTTAACCATTGAATAAAGTAGTGATAAGTCTATAGCTCCTTGTAGATTAAAGTGATATAGTAAGTATTTCTTATCTAATGTATAAAGTGTAGTGTAAGCTTTAAGTAGTTCGTAGACACGCTCTTTATCTACGTTAAGACCTTCGTCATGATCGATAGGAATTATAAATCCATGCTTAGAATTTACAGGTCTTAGGTAAACCGCTACAGTAGAAGTAAGTTTTGGATGGTAATAAGTATTAGTAGGAATAATATCAACATATCCTCCTAATCTGCCTAGAGCTTGTAATCTATTTAACTGAGTATCAGTTTCAATAATATAAAACATACTTATAACCTTTATTCTAATATAAGATATATATCTTAGACTACAAACTGTCCGTAGTTAAAAATAAATTCAGACAGACCTTTTATTTGTTTTTCTGCTTTTTCAACAGATTCTTTATTTTGAGTTCTAGCTCCAAAGTATATATACGGACCTTTATTTAAATCTTCTAACGGCTGTGATAGTATCCATTCGATTTTCAAAGCTATAGTATAATTCTCTTTCTTTAAGTTAAGAAAATTTTTCTTATTTACCTCTATTATTTGTTTATTTCTCTTATCTTGTAAAAAATAACGCACAAATGAACCTTTTTTATAATCTTTTTCTGTTGGTTTAATTGTATCATTTACAAAATCAGATACTACTAAATTAAATTCATTTAAAGCTCTAATATCTGTAAGTTTTTTAGATTTAGAATTGAATTCTTTACCTTCATAAAAATTACCTTTATATGTTTCTACATAATAGCCGGTATAAGCAGAACCGTCTGGTTTGATGAACTCATCGCCTGTGCTGTATTTGGTTATATATTTTGATTTAGGTAGGTACATATTATCTTACGAAAGTTGTGTCTAGTATTCCTATTCCTTCTTTTTGTTTTTCTTCTATTAATCTTTTTTCATTAGCTTGCTCATCCTTTATATTTGCTCCTCCTACTGCAAAGTGAAAATGTGGTCCGTTAGCATGAGAAGAAGGATCAGTATATTCATCTTTATACTTATGCTGAACTGAGTTCATTACTTCTTCACTAGCTTTTGCGACAATTTGTTTTGCTAATATTGCTTGACCTTCGTCAAAATCTTGCTGAATAGCCAAATCTAATGCTTTACCAAATCTATGTAAAGTATTTCCGTCTACTGGGTTATATAAATGAAATGAATCGTTACCTCCAGTCCATCTAAATCTTAAAGAACTTAAGGTTTCGGGGGTTAATGCCTTTTTAGGTTTATTAGCTTCCCCAAGCTGACTGCCAAACATAG